CGCGCCGTCGACGACACCGGGCGCGAGGGCGCGCTGCCGCTGACCCGCACCGGCGCGGGCGTGCTGGCGGTCGCCGCGCGCTTCGCCGCGGGCGGCGTGCCGGGGGCCGAGCCGCTGGCGGCCCGTCGCGAGACAATCCTCGACCGCCCGACCCTGTTCCCGATGGCCGCCGGCCGGCTGGGCCTGGCCGGCGAGGCCGGCGAGGAGGCGATCATGCCGGTGCTTCGCGCCGGCGCCGGCCGCTCGGTCCGCGCCGTCGACGACACCGGGCGCGAGGGCGCGCTGCCGCTGACCCGCACCGGCGCGGGCGTGCTGGCGGTCGCCGCGCGCTTCGCCGCGGGCGGCGTGCTGGGGGCTGCAAATGCCCCGTTGAAAGCCGTGTTCAAGACCCCTGCCGCCGCCCCCGGCTCCGCCCTTGCCGCCGCCCCCGCCACGATCTCGGCCGCCGGGCCGGGGCGCGCCGGGACCGGTCTGCCGGCTGCGTTCCGCGCCGCCGCCGCGGATGCTGGCCTTGCACTCTCGGCCGCCGCCGGCCCGCTCGCGCGGCTCGCTCAAGGGCTGGCCACGCCCGCGCTGCCGGCCTGGGCCGCTGCGGCGATCGCCGGCCCGCCGGGTGCGGCGCGGGGTTCGGCCGACACGGCAACCGGCCCCGCTGCTTCGGCCCGGGGCCGCGCCGGCAACATCTATGTCCAGGTCGACAACCGCGCCGGCGATGCCGTCGAGGCCACCGCTTCCAGCCGCGGCGACGGGCTCGACACCATCGTCGAGATCGTGGTCGAGCGGGTGCGCAGCGCGATGAGCCGCGACTTCGCCCGCGGCACCGGCGCCGCCGCCGCGCTCGAGGGCGCCTACGGGCTGCGGCGGGCACCGCGATGAGGCGCTGGCCCGACACCCTGCCGACCCCGGTGCAGGACGGCTACCGGATCACCCCTGCCGAACAGGCGATCCGCACCGAGATGGAGGTCGGTAACCGCCGCCTGCGCCGGATCAGCGCCGCGCGCCGCGACGACGTGGCGCTGGTGCTGCGCTTCTCGGACGCCGAGTTCGCCGCCTTCCGCGCCTGGTGGGGCGACGAGCCCTGGAGCCTCGCGGGCGGGTCCGACAGCCTGCTCGGCTGGACGTTGACCGGCCTCGTGCGCGCCCCCGCGACGGTCGCCGGCCCCGACGACGTGCTCGCCGACGTGCTGGTCGAGACCGTCGACGCAGGCCCGCACGAGGCGCGCCGGCCGCTTGCCGCCGAGGCCTGGGCGGCCGGCGACCGCGTGGTCGTGGCGGCCGCGCTGCGCGGCCTCGGGCGGAGCTGGGCGCGGGTCGGCTGGACCGGGCGCGACGGGGTCGACCGCTGGGCGCGGGTCGACCTGACGACCTGGGCGATCACCACGTCGCACCCCGAGGTCGCCGCCGTCTCGGTGATGCGCGGCGCCGCGTTCCGGCGGATCGAGGTCACCGGGCCGGTCGGCTCCGGCGGCGCCACCCCCGAGGCCACCGTCACGGCGATGTCGGGGCCCGCGACCCTCAGCTACACCGGCTCGGGCTCCGACGCGATCGCGGTGGCCGAGGTGCAGGCCCGCCGCGTCACCGGCGCCGACCTGTGGCTGCCGGCGGCCGCGGGCGGAACAGCCCTCGGCGCGGCCGGCGGCACCGCCTGGTTCCGCGCCGACCTCGCCTTCGGCGGCGGGCTGCGCCGGGTCGAGGCGCGGCCCCTGAGCCCGTTCGAGGCCGAGGCTCTGCCCGGCCTCGGCTGGCGCGTCTCGTGCACCGTGGAGACCCGCAATGCCTGATCCCGCGCTCTCGGCCGCGCTGCGCGAGGCCTATGCCTCGGCCCCCGACGACGCGGTGGTGCTGCATACGATCGAGCTGTGGCACCCCGCCTTCAGCCTGCCGATCCGGGTGGTGCGCGACTGGGCCGCGCTCGACGCCCGCCTCGAGGCCGACGCGCCGCGCGATGCGGGGGCGCTGGTGACCTTCACCGGCTATCCGTTCGAGGTGCTGCCGCCCGACCAGCAGTTCGAGGCGCTGCCCGAGGTGCGCATCGAGATCGACAACGTGAGCCGCGACATCCTGGCCGAGATCGACCGCGCCGTGCTCGACGATCGCCCGGTCGAGCTGATCTACCGCCAGTATCTCGCCGCGACCGCGACGGACGGGCCCGAGACCGACCCGCCGCTGGTGCTGGAACTCAGCCGGATCAGCGCGACGCCCTTGCGGATCACCGCGACGGCCGGGTTCCCGGTGCTGGCCGACCTGCGGTTCCCCCGCCTCGCCTATGACCTGAACACCTTTCCGGGGCTGCAGCCGTGAACGCGCCCGACTGGGTTCAGGACGAGATCGGCACGCCCTGGGTGGCGGGGACGAGCGACTGCTGGTCCTTCGCCCGCGCGGTCTGGCGCCGCCGGTTCGGGCTTGACGTGCCGGCGATGCCCTACGACGCCGCCTCGGCGCTGGACGCGCGCCGCGGCTTTGGCGCGGCGGGCAACTACGCCGGCTGGCGCGCGGTCGAGCCGCCCGAGAAGGGGCGCGACGGCGACGCGGTGGTGATGGCCCGCGGGCCGCGTCCCTGCCATATCGGCATCCTGGTGGCGGGGGGCGTCCTCCACTGCATCGCCGGGCCCGGCGCGATCTGGACGCCCGAGGGCCGGCTTGCCGACCTCGGCTGGCGCGTCGCGGGCCTGTGGCGCCCGGCATGAGGGCCGCCGTCGTCATCGCCGACCGGCCGTTCGCGCCGCCCGCAGCACTGGTGGTGCGCCGGCCGCGCCGGATCCGCAGCCTCGCCCCGCGCACCCGGCTGCCGGTGATCTGCCTGTTGAACGGCCGGCCGCTGCTGCGCGCCGGCTGGCGGCGGCGGCTGCGCCACGGCGACCACGTGGCGTTTGTGGCGCTGCCGCTCGACCAGGGTTCGAACCCGCTGCGCCTGCTGGCGAGCCTCGCGCTGATGGCCTTCGCACCCTGGGCCGCCGGTTTGCTCCTCGGCACCGCCGCGAACACGGTCCTGTTCGGTGCCTTCACCCTCGGCCAGGCAACCCAGCTCGGCATCATCCTCGCCGGCCAGGTGCTGATCAACGCGCTGCTGCCGCTGCCGCAGCCGGGCGAGATGGCCGCGCCCTCGCCGACCTACACGCTGCAGGCGCAGGGCAACGCGGCCCGGATCGAGGCGCCGGTGCCGGTGCAATACGGCCGGCACCTGTCGTGGCCCGACTTCGCCGCGCAGCCCTATACCGAGTTCCACGACAACGAGCAGTATCTCTACCAGTTGCTGTGCCTCGGCGCCGGCCACCACGACATCGAGGCGATCCGCATCGAGGACACGCCGATCGCGAGCTTCAACGAGATCGAGACCGAGGTGGTCGGCCCCGGCGGCACCGTCACGCTGTTCCCGACCGCGGTGATCTCGTCGGTCGAGGTCTCGGGCCAGACCTTCCGCGGCCGGGCCGACGCGACCTGGGCGCGGTCGGGCACCGTCGTCACGCTGACCGAGACGGCGCACAGCCGCGCCATCGGCCAGGCGGTGCAGATCGAGTTCGGCGGCAGCCCGGCCCCCGCGACCGCCGTCTACACGATCACCGCGGTGCCCGATGCCGACACCTTCCGCGTCACCGCCGCGACCGGCGCCGGCTCGGGCCCGGCGATCGTGCGCACGGTCCTGGGCGGGGCGGCGGGCTTCACCGCCGCGGGGCCGGGGACGGTCGCCACGCATCTTGCGGCCGACATCGTCATGCCGCGCGGCCTGTTCGGCGGCGGCGGCTCGTCGGCGCTCGAGGACCGCACCATCGGCCTGACGTTTCAAGCGCGGCGGATCGACGATGCCGGCGCGCCGCTGGCCGCCTGGTTCGAGCTGGGCCAGCCGACCTTCACCGACCGCACCACCACGCCGCAGCGCCGCTCGATCCGCTGGGCGCTGGGCGTGCCCGGCCGCTACGCGGTGCGCGCCTGGCGGCGCGACGCCCAGGAGGACGAGGCCGGCGCGGGCCACGAGGCCGGCTGGGCGGGCCTGCGGTCCTACCTGCGCGAGGCGCAGGACTGGGGCCCGGTGACGCTGATCGCGCTGCGGATGAAGGCCACCAACAACCTGTCGCTGCAGGCCGGCCGCCGGATCAGCGTGATCGCCACCCGCCGCCTGCCGGTGTGGAACGGCACCAGCTGGTCTGCCCCCGTCGCCACCCGCTCGATCGCCTGGGCGCTGGCCGATGCCGCCCGCGACCCCGACTATGGCGCGGGCCTGGCCGATGCGCGCATCGACCTTCCCGCGCTCCTGGCGCTCGACGCGGTCTGGACGGCCCGCGGCGACCGGTTCGACGCCCGCTTCGACCAGGAGGCGACCTGGTGGGAGGCGCTGGGGCGCATCGCCGCCGCCGGCCGCGCCCGGCCCTACATGCAGGGCGGGCGGCTGCGGGTGGTGCGCGACGGGCCGCAATCGGTGCCGGTGGCGCTCTATTCCATGCGCAACATCGTCCGCGGCTCGTTCGCGATCGACTACCTGCTGCCGACCGCGCAAAGCAGCCGCGTCGCCGACGTGGTGCATTTCGACGCCGAGACCTGGAGCCAGCGCCGCGTCCGCGTCAGCCTGCCGGGCGAGGCCTCGGCCCGCCCCGCGAAGATCGAGATGTTCGGCATCACCGGCCGCGACCACGCCGCCCGCGAGGGGCTCTACCACCTCGCCGCCAGCCGCTACCGCCGCCGTCTGGTCCGGTTCTCGACCGAGATGGAGGGGTTCATCCCCGCGCTTGGCGACCTGATCGCGGTAAGCCACGACATGCCGGGCTGGGGCGCGCAGGCCGAGGCGGTGGGCTGGGATGCGGGCGCGCGCCGGCTGCGCCTGTCGGAGCCGTTGACCTTCGGGCCGGGGGGTCATTACGTCGGCCTGCGCCGCCCCGACGGCAGCCTCTCGGGCCCCTGGGCGGTCACCCCGGGCGCCGATCCGGCCGAACTGGTGCTGGCCGACCTGCCCGACTTCACCCCCGAGACCGGATCGCGGCGCGAGCGCACGCATGTGACCTTCGGCACCGCCGGCGCCTGGCGGGTGCTGGCGCGGGTCGCCGCGATCCGCCCGCGCTCGGACCACGAGGTCGAGATCGAGGCGGTGATCGAGGACCCGGCGGTGCATGCCGCCGACACCGGCGCCGCGCCTGCGCCGATCGTGCTGGGCAGCCTGCCGGGCCGGGTGACGGTGCCCGCCGTTGGCGGCCTCGTCGCGCGCAAGATGCCAGCCGACCCCCGCCGCATCCTGCTGGGCTGGCGCGCCACGCCGGGCGCCGAGGTCTATCATGTCGAAATGGCCGAGGGCACCGACCCCGGCGACCTCGGCGTAAGCTGGACCCGGATCGTCGACACCTCCTCCAGCTCCTGCGCCGTGCCGATCCTCTATCCCGCGCGCACGATCATCCGCGTCCGCGGCGCCGGGCTGGTGGCCGGCCCCTGGGTCGCGGCCACCATCGGCACGCTGATCCCCGACATGTGGAACACCGGCGACACGCCGATGTGGACATCCGACACCGACCTGATGTGGAGCCTCTGAGATGACCGACCTGCCCGACGTGAGCCTGCTGACCGCGGCGCCCGTGACCGAGGGCGGCTTCAGGGCCGCGCTGACGCAGATGCACGGCCATGTCGCGCAGGCGACGGGCGGCATCACGGGGCAGGTTGCACCGCCCTCGGGCACCGCCGCGGCCCCCGCCCACAGCTTTGCCGACGACCGCGACACCGGGCTGTTCCGGCCCGGCGCCAACCAGATCGCATTGGCGACCAACGGCACCCAGCGGGCGCTGCTGACCACCACCGCGCTGCAGATCGACGTGCCGGTCACGGGCAGCGCGGTGCAGGCGAACCCGGCCGATACCACCGCCGGCCGGCTGCTGACGGTGGGCGCCTTCGGGCTCGGCAGCGCCTCGGTGCCCGATGTCGCCGCGAACGCGCTCAACGCGACCCGCTTCGCGCGGGCGCTGGCCGCGAGCGGCGGCGTGCCGGATGCCGGGTCGGACTGGCACCTGATCCATGTCGGGCGCGAGACCGGCGGGCGGGCAGGCCAGATCGCGGTCGCCGACCTTGCCGCGTCGGCCGCGCCGCGCATGGCGGTGCGGCAGCGCGAGCCCTCGGGCGCATGGGCGGCGTGGAACCCGCTGGTCGGGCTGCAGAACCTGATCGGCACTGTGACGCTCGCGGGTGGCGTGCCCTCGGGCGCCGTGATCGAGCGCGGGTCGAACGCGAACGGGGACTATGTGCGCTTCGCCGACGGCACCCAGTTCTGCCAGATCGCGGGCGTGCAGTTCAGCTTCAACAGCGCGGACATCTTGACCTACACCTGGACCTTCCCGATCGGCTTTGCCGGCTCGACCGCGCCGATCGTGCTGGGGCTGTTCCCCTCGGGCGCGGAATACACCGGCCTGTCGCGCCGCGACGCCGGCACCTTCGGCCATGGCGCCGGCACCTCGGGCGTTGTCTGCGTCATCAACCGCACCGCCGGCGCGTCACGCTCGTTCGTCTCGGGCGACAAGATCACCCAGATGCGTCTGTTCGCGGCCGGCCGCGGCTTTACCTGAGAAAGGAGCCCCCATGCTTGTACAGTTCAGCCCGGTGCGATCCGACGAGCCGCTCGCGGCATCCGTGCGCGGCGACATCCTCACCGTGAACGGCACCGCCCTCGACTTCGGCCCGCTGCCCGAGGGCGCCAGCCTGCCCGAGGGCGCCACCGGCTGCGACTGGATCGCCGGGCCGGTGGAGCGCCAGGGCGGCGTGCTGAGCCTGACCCTGCGCCTGCCGCACGGGCCGGCCGCCCCGGCCGCGCGCCGGTTCCCCGAGCCGGTGGCGGTCACCGCCGGCCCCGTGCCGCTGCCCCCCGAGACGGAGTGAGAGCGATGACGATCGACTGGAGCCGGATGGAAACCCGCGAGGCCCGCGCCGACCGGGCCCGCGCCGACCTGCGGCAGGAGGCCCGCGACCTCTGCCGCGCGCGGATCCTCGCGGTGTGCAACGAGACCGCGCAGACCAATCTTGCGGCCGCCGCCGCCGCCGGCCTGCTGACGCCCCGCGACATGGCGATCTACCGGGTCGGGATGGTGTGGGTGGCCACGATGCGGGCCGCCTGGGGGCCGCTGGCGGACGCCGGCGCCGACCTTCGGGACGATGCGAACTGGCCCCCCGTCCCGCCCGGCGTGGCCGAGCTGGGGGGCCGGTTTTGACCCCCGCCAAACGCCGGCTTCACACCCCGTTGAACGCCCGTTTTGCGAAAACCGCGTTGCTGCAAAATATATCGTAAAACACTGCAGATTTTGCCGTCGCGCTACAGTCAAGCTACACCCGCCGACATTGTC